ATATAATATAAATAAAAATACAATGTATAAACTAGGAGAAACGGTTATTGTTACCGAAAAAAACAAAAAAGAAAAAACATCTGTAAATAGAGTTGGTGTTATAATGAGCTTTAAAACCCTTAAAAAAGTAATATTTTATGATGTTTTAATGGAAACAAGAAGTGTAAATACATTATTAAATACATCACCAACCAATAGAATTTACATTAACAGAACCCTTACAGCAAATTTATGTGAAGAAGGGCATGTAATTGCAAATATTCCATATAAGCAATTAGTCGAAGACGAAGCACTACCAATAATTTGTGCATAATGGGTCGTCCAAAATTACCAGAAATAGTAAAATTAAAAAATCGCGTCGAGAAGAGATATCCAGGCGCATTTAGTACATTAAATTCAATAGGAGAGTACTATATTGAGTGGCACGGCGAAAATTTAAATGATACATTTCTTTTAAATGATTGTGAAAATGAAATAGATGCTTGGAGACAAGCGGCAGTAACAGCTAGGCACGAACAACACATTAACAGAACACATCCTTTAAAGAAATTAATGTCAGAAGAACAGAAACAACAAAATAAAGAACGTATAACTAATAGAATAAGGAAAATATGAATAGTATCAATCATCCCTGGGGAATATCAGATAAATTTGTTAATAGATACGGAAAAATTTGGTCAGAAATGGATTTTATAGTTAATAATAAATTAACAAATTATTTATTTAAAACCGACCCCATGAATGTCACGGTTGGAACATTACATATATGTGGAAAAAAAATTCCAATGAAATATAAACATTTAATTTCGTCTGCAACGACTGTTTCACAATCTGCGGATTCGGTTTATTTCGAAAAACCAGAAAAGCATCAAAAATTCGTAATAACAATCGGAAATACAGATTTATATTTAAAGAAACACGAAATAGGAAAATTAGCTCAAACTTTATCAGATGCATTGACAACAATTGTCAGAAGTTATGAGTTAGGTTTATATTTATAATAAATAAAAATGATGAAAAGATATAAATATTCATCGGTGCAAGATCCAAAAAATGAGCCTATAGGAATCATTGCTGCACATAACCATGAAAATGCAATACAGTTGGCAGCAGAAAGAAAACGATTAGATACCGAAACATTTTTAACTTTATTCAATATACAGGAAATCAAAAAAAATGAAAAATCTACTCGATACAATAGTGATTAGATATCCAGAGTATAATTTTTTTAGGTCTTTGCCTGATCACGAAAAAATTCAATATCTTTTTGAAGTATATGATATGGAACAAAAAAAGATTTCTAATAATATTACTAATGGATTAAATAATTTTTTTGATGAATTAGATATCCCAATTCCTGGAGTTGAATTTGATTCTATAGAATTTGGTGCTAATAAAGATAGAGTCGATATAATGATCGACAATGAAAATATTGTTATAGAATCAAATAGTTTAAAAGCAGTTCGGTGTATGGCATATAAATTTACAGAAACAGGATATATTATACAACGAAATACTAATGCAGAAAAGATATTTCAAACAGATAAAATAACAAGATATTTAAGAGTTTTTAAAATTATAGGACAATCATATTGTTTGTGTTATAGTTGATATATATATATTATATTGAGATACGGTAGGTCTCGATTAAATAAAATAAAATAACGGTTAGCTAAAGCAACCATAAAACACGAAAGGTTTAAAAATGACACAATTAACAGAATCAGTACTCAAAGATTTCGATTTAGTATGGAAAAATTTCTTTGTTCCAACTTCTAAATATTTACCAATTATTTCAAATAAAATGAATTATCCCGTTGATATTTACTCAACAAATGTAGGGATACAATTTGAAATTGCAGCTGTAGGATTAGAAAAAAGTGATATAGAAATATTAACAGAAGGAGAAACACTTCGGGTTATATACGATAAAGAAGAAAAAGAAACAAAAGCATATATTCATAAAGGTATCGCAAAACGAGCATTTGACTTTGCCTGGAAAATATCACCAGATTTAAATATATCAAAAGCAACAGCTAATATGGAATCAGGATTATTATGTATTTCTATCCCATATGCGAAAGAACGCACACCTAAGCGCTTAATGATCAATTAATAATAAACATGGGACCTACCAACTCGATGTATATTACACCTAATGTTGAATATCAAGATAAATTATATAAAATAAAAAGACTTGTAAAATTCGAACCGGATGAAAATATAGAATATTGGAAATCTATTATTCCACACGATATAGTTTTAAAAAAAGATGGAAAACTTTGGTTTTTAGATGAAATAATCGAAGTGTTCCCTATAGATATAAAAGATGGCGAAAAAGGAGAAATTACCTAAATATGTTATTAATAAATTTAAAAAACCGCAATTTAAACTCGGAGATACAGTAATATACACATTCCTGGGAGAAAAAGGATATGGTAAAATTACAAATATAAAAAATGAAAAAACTGATAAATATATTAGTTATACGGTTAAAGGCAATGGTTACAAGTATCCGTGTGGCCTTCGGATATCAAAATACAAAAGTTATCAATTCGGATATATCTTATTCGAAGAAACTTCAGAGTATAAAAGATCTATTAAACAGCCCAGAAGGCAAGATCCTGAAATCGCAAATGATATTAAATGCCGGGGAAGAATTTCTACTACCATTAGTGGATCAATATCAGAACAATCCAGATCTGGATTCAGCGAAAAAAATATTATTGGGGATATCGATACAAAAGACATTACAACAGATGGAGTTAGCAGAAAAACAGATAAAACTACTTCAGAGCTCGAGTCGGCTATAGAAAAACAAAAGAAATTTTTAAGAGGAAAAGTTAAAAAATAGGTTGTATTTATAATAAAAAATCATTATATTATTATTAAATAATTAACTTTCCCGGTATTTATATATAGACAAAATATAAATAAATGAAAGGAAAGTATGAAAGAAGTAATGGATAAAGTCACCACCTTTTTAGGTGGGTTAACAACAATTATGTTATCATTTGTATCATTAAGCATCTTAGCCGAAGTAATTTTTGGCACAGCTGTTTTTGGTACAGAAGTAGTAGCTAACGTAATGGAGCTTATTAAAGCTTTAGGCGATGGCGGGTTTGTAGGCTTAATTGCATTAATCATTTTAATTCAAGTGTTTCAAAAAAAGTAAATTATTTATGTTAAAATTAGAAAGGTAAAAATGAAAGAAGTAATTAATTCATCTTGGTTTAGAGCAGCATTAGTCGGAGGCGTTGCTGCAGCATTATTAATCAACGGCAGTGTTTTGTACGGAGGTATAGCACTCGGTGTTGGAGCCAGGGAATTGCTATTAGCATTTAAAACAAACAATTAGAAAGTTATCATTATGTCAGAATTTCGTTACAAAGAAACAATTACGGATAAGATAGTAGATGCTCGAGAAATTATACGAGCTGTAGGTAGGGGGATTGAAAAGGGCAATATTGACCCACAATCTGCCATGCATAATTTAGCAGAAGCAATGCGAAAATTAGAAGCTGCAAAAGACTATGTAAATCGTGAATGAAAAAAGTTTTTCCATACATTGTATTATTAGCGGCACTTTGTTTAGCAAGTAGTGCCGCTTATTACAGTGTGTTTGGATTAAGTAAGTTATTTTCTGCACAATCACTTGCTGTTATCATAATGGCAGGAACATTAGAAGTATCAAAATTGATTGCGGCAGTATATTTACATCGATATTGGAAAAAATTAAATTTTCTTATAAAAACTTATTTAACTACAGCTGTAATTACATTGATGTTTATAACATCGGTAGGTATATATGGGTTTTTAGTATCAGCATATCAAACAACTGCTGATCAGTTAACTATAATTGATAAACAAATCGAAGTTATAGATTTAAAGAAAGAAAGATTTCAAGAACAACTAACTGGATACAGTACTGAAAAAACACAATTAGCTGAATCTATAACAGAATTATCTAAAGGATTATCAAATAATGTTATTCAATATAAAGATAGAGAAACAGGACAAATTATAACAACCACTTCTTCTTCTACTCGTAAAGTATTGAAAGAACAATTAAATGACTTTAAAGATCAAAGAAATATAGTATCAATAAAAATAGAATCACTCGCAGATTCAATAACAAAATTAGATTTACAAGTATTAGATATAGAATCTACTAGTGAAGCAGCAGTAGAAGTAGGACCATTAAAATATGTATCAAAATTATTAGACAAACCAATGGATATAGTTGTTAATTGGTTTATATTAATTTTTATATTTGTTTTTGATCCATTTGCAATAATATTATTAATTTCAGCAAATAAAGCTTTTATGATTTCAAGAGAAGATAATAATATAAAATGTATAGCGCCAGACGGATATGAACTTAATAAAGAATATCCATTAGAAGAATTTATAACAGATGAAGAAGAGGAAAAAGACTGGGATGAAGAAGAATATGAATTTAAAGAAGTAGAGTTTGATGAATTAGATAATGAAGAATCTGAAAAAACAACAATTGGAGATTTAAAGGCATTAGAAGATTTAAAGAAAAAAATGGATAATAAAAAAAATAAACCACATCGTAAAAATCCAACAAAAATAGTATGAAAAAAACAAAATCAAAAAATAGTAATTATAAAAAATTAGCATGCAAATACTGTAACAATATTGTAGAACGAGTAGACGATAAATCAATATCTGTTACATGTTCAAAGTGTACTTTTAAATTATGTGAAGGTGAATATTTGGAACTTTCAAAATAATTTATTATATTATAAATAAACTATGTTAGAAGCAGAAAAAATTAAATCCAATTGGGAAGAATATAGATTACGAGTAAATACAACATTCTCAGATAGAGCGTATAATTTAAATCTTTTATATGATGAATATGAAGATAGAATGTCAATGCAACCAGCATCTTCAATCGCTCATTTTCATAATGCATTTGCCGGAGGTTATATCGATCATGTACTTCGTGTAATGGATTGTGTAGAAAAATTATATGAGACTTGGGAAGATCTAGGCGCAGATATGTCAGGATATACTAAAGAAGAAATGTTATTTGCTGCAATGCATCATGATTTAGGTAAATGCGGATTCCCAGGAAAAGGAAATGAAGTATATCAAGTAGAAACATCTGATTGGCATAGAAAGAATATGGGAAGAATGTATAAGCATAATGAAAATATTCCTTTTACAATGGTTCCTGATTTATCATTATTTTTATTACAGAAATATGATGTTCCAGTTTCTTGGAATGAATATCAAGCTATTCGAATACATGATGGTATTTATGATGAAGCAAATAAACCATACTTTATTTCAAGAACAGCACAAGCAAAACTAAAAAATAATTTGCCATTATTATTACATCACGCAGATCATATGGCATCTCAAATAGAATACGAAAAATGGAGAAATTCAAAAAACAATTCTCCAAAACCAGTAGCACCCAAAGCAAAGGCTACTAAAAAAACAGCACTTAAAAATTTAGCAGAACAAAATCCTGAAATAGATAAGTCAATAGCTGACATTTTTAGCACATTTAAAGAAGGATAATAAATGATTTGGTTAATAATAATAATAGTTTTATTAGCAGGCCTTGCCGGGTATTTTATTTACCGGGCATATGTAATTGCAGGGGCATTAGCTGATACTGATGACTATATTGAAGGAGTAGAAGGATTAACTAAATATATGTTCGATCAAATCAATGCTACTTACGAAGAAATGAAACGTGTCGACCATACCGGCGCTTTCCATGAAAGTGACGAAGTAGGAACTACATTTTCTATATTAAAAGATGTTGTTGAAAATTTACATAAGGAGTTTAATGGCCCGGAAGAAGAAAAAGAGTAACAAGTATTGGACAAAAATAACAGAATGTGCAGTGTCTGCATATAATCAATGTATAGATGATTTAGTAACAAGAGAACGAATTTATATAAGATTTATATTTCCCGCTTTTATGAAATTAGCTGAAAATTTAATTAATAAAATGAAGCCAGATTATATTGATTCTTCATTTAAAGATTTACAAACTGATTTAGTTACTTATTTAACAGTTCGGCTAGACAAATTTAATCCTAATGCTGGTAAAGCATATTCTTATTATACAAGGACATCATTTAATTATTTAATTGCAGAAAACTCGAAAGCGTATAATAAATTAAAAAAGAAAGCATCTCCAGCTGATATTGATGAACAACGAAATGTTTTAACTGAAATGCATAACGATGAAATGCGAGAAACATTAAAATATTTTATGGATGCGTATGTTAATTATTGTTATGATAATTTAAATTATATTTTTACAAATCAATCCGATATTCATGTAGCAGATTCAATATTGCATATTTTTGAAACACGTGAAAATATAGAGCAATTTAATAAAAAAGCATTGTATGTTTTTATTCGTGAGCGTACAGGGTTGCAAACTAATAATATAACAAGGGTTATAAAAGTCTTAAAACAAATATATAATAATAAATTTCTAGAATATGAGCAAACAGAATTTGTGAATTTGCCTTTTTAATATTTATAATAAAGGAGTATTTATATGGATACAAAAGACGAAATATTTAAAGGTACGAGTTTTTCTGACCTGATGTCTGATGTATATCACAATTCAAAGAAAAAAGATAGACAAATAAATCAACTTATTGCTCAATTACAACCTCTTATAAGAAATGCATCAGATGCAACAATTATTGTACCATTAATTAAAGAATATTTAGATGTTGCAGTAAAAAATGATGATCATCTAGTAAAATTAACTGCAATTGTTCAACGATATATTTCGACTCAACAAACTATTAGTGGTGAAAATTCTTTATTAAGCGAAGAAGAGAAAAAACAATTACTTAAAGTAGCCGAAGAAACATTTGAGGACGAACTTTCCGATGAAATTAAAAAAATAGATGAAGAAGAAAAATCTTTAAAAGAAAAAATATCCAAGGTTAAAAAATCATTGGGAGGCGAAGATGGAAAATAATATTCAATGGATGTTAGCAGAAGTTGTCAACCCAGATGATGAAAATACAACATATAAAGATACTAATTTGGATTCTTTGTTCGTAGTCAACGTTCAGCCATATGGAGAAATTTCTCCTGGCACTATTCCATGTAAACCAGCATCTACTAATATGCAACAAATTCCAGTAGCAGGAGAATTCATTGTAGCATTTAAAGGATTTAATCAATATTCTAATACAGACTTTGTCGACACACAATGGTATTATCTTCCATGGCCGCTTGGTCTTAGTGGCGGAATTAATAGTAATAAAACTGCACTTATCGCACAAGCAAAAACTGGGGATGTAAATAAACCTGGCGATATAGAATCAGAATTCGAACAGAAAATAATTAACCCACTTCAACCATTATTGGGAGATACATCAATTCAAAGCCGTTGGGGAAGTAGTATACGATTTGGTAGTACTGTCGACTCAGAAGGAGATAAATATAGTGTTTCTCCTGCATGGGATGGAGATACCGTCGGTGATCCTATTACTATAATATCGAATAGTCAAAAAAAAGCAGAAGCTTCTGTTTCTGGGTCATTTGTTATGGAGACTCCAAAAGATGATGGCTCTTCGATATATTTAACATCAACACAAAAATTAAAAGAATTAGGATTGGGGGCTCAAATAAGTATAGGCATAGGAGAAACTGAATTTAATCGACCTCAAATAGTTGCTAGTTCAGAAAGAATAATATTAACTACTAAAATAGATAGCGTATATATAGATTCAGAAAAAGATGTTATAATAAATAGTACAAACCGGATTACATTAGGAAAGGAAGATGCATCTTCTGGAATTGCTAAAGGAGATAAAGTAATTAGTTGTATACAAAGCATTTTAAATGGATTAAACATGGGCGGTATTAATCCGGCCGGACCTGTCACTCTTCTTGGAACTGCCGACTTTAGTGCCGCGCGATCAAAATTGCAAGAAATAGAAAGTGGAATAGCATATGTTAGTTAATAAAAAGGAAAGAAAATGCCATTAGTACCACCATTAGATATGATTCCAGCTATGCCAGGACAAGCTGTTGGGTTGATCATGACAGAAATTAATAAATTATTGGATATGATTTTTGAAAAATTAGATGCAATAATAGAAAAAATACTAAAATTACCAGATGATTGTGGTTGTGATGATCCTAGAATAAAAGAAATAGAAGAATTACTTAACCAGGCAATGAAGTTAATAGCTACATTACAAAAAATTCCGCCGGCAATTCAAAAAGTTCAAATTATTTTATCAGCTATAGCTGCAGCTGCAACTGCTATTAAAGCTGCAATGCTAATGGGGCCACAAGCTATGGTTATTATTCCACCTTTGTTGGCACTTCTACAAGATATGATTATTGCAAATACAATAGCAGCTACTAAACAATTTAATGTATTACCAGACACATTGCAAAGATCGATTGATCTTATGAGTTCTAAATTGGGTGGCATTACAAATAGATTAGGACAAGCTTGTCCAGGAAAATCATTTGATGCCCCATCCGAGGTAGCAGATGCAATTAAAAATATAGATTATTCAGATACAATTCCTGGATATTTAAGTGGCCAATTCGGAGGAGACAGCGAAGACAGCGAAGGCGGAGGGTTTCCAGAAGGATCTCAAGAAAGTAGGGATGTTGATGCAACATTAGGAACTGATTTTTATACTGAAGTAAATGTAATATCCGATACAATACAACAAAGAGTTGAATTAATGGAACAAATTGTATCAGACCAACAAGATCTATTAACATCATTACAAGAAGCACCTGCTCAATCCTATAATGGAAGCGGGCCTCCTAATGAAAATTTAGGCAAACCAGGAGATTATTATGTCGACACTAGTGGAAAGGCTATACATGGGCCTAAAACAAGTTCGGGGTGGCCACCGGCCGTAAATTATTAATAGTAATATTTATATAAAAAGAAGAAATTATGGAACAAAAAAAATTTATTCACGTTTTACGAAAAGTAGTAAGAGAAGAAGTAAAAAATGTTATTAAACAGGAATTAACAGAAATACTTCAAGAAGGATTGCAATCAACTATTTCAGAGTTGCATCCTAAGAAAAAACCAATTTCTAAAAAACGAAATGGAGTGTTTAAAGAAACTAAGTTTTCTGATATTTTAAATGAAACAACTGCATTAAGAGAACAAACAAGTCTTGGTGATTATGCATCAATGATGTCAGAAGATATTACAATGACGTCAGCTGATGCTCAGGCATTTCCAATGCAAAGACAATCTTTTAAAGAAGTTATGGGTGGTAAACAACCAACTCAAGCTGTCTTAACAGATCCAGAAACTGGAAAAAATATGAAGGTAGACCCAGTTATAGCAAAAGCAATGACTCGAGATTATTCTGCATTAATGAAAGCAATTGATAAAAAGAAGAATAGATAATGTCATATGAAATAATAAATAACGATTTTACTAGAGATCCTAATACAGCATTGGGTATTACATTTCCATTCGATGCACCGGGAGTTTACAGGTCTGGATATACGACTCTGGAACAAGCTAGTAATAATTTCCGTAATTTATTATTAACAGTAGTAGATGAAAAATACGAAGTGCCAGGATTTGGTACAGATTTATTACACGTAGTTTTCGAACCTGCCACAGATGGAATAAAAGAAGTAATATCTGAAATAATTACTAATGCAGTTAATCATTGGTTACCATACATTACTATTACTGAGTTGACGATAACTACGCAGTTAGATGATCCTACATTGGAACATAATGTTAATGTTTTCATGATGTTTAATGTAGAATCATCAGAATTTGATCAATCAATGCAATTAATGGCATCTGAAACAGGACAATTAACAGTGCTTATAAATAACGATGATGGTAGTGGTTTTTTTACAAGTCACATCACAAGATGATGTTAAAGGAAAGATATGGAAAATTTAAGTAAAGATGTTTTATACCTTAATAAAGATTTTAATCAATTTCAGAAAAATTTAATTGATTTTACTAAAACGTACTTTCCAACCCAATATACTGATTTTAGTGATTCATCTCCCGGAATGATATTTTTTGAGTTGGCTGCATATGTTGGGGATGTATTAAGTTATTATGCAGATAATAATTTAAAAGAATCATTATTACCACAAGCAACAGAACGTGGTAATATTATAGATCTTGCATATACATTAGGATATACACCAAAAAATGTAGTTCCAGCCATGGTAACATTAAATGTATATCAATTGGTTCCAGCTGCAGGAACTGGGGATTCTGTTGTTCCGAATTATGATTACGCATTAACTGTTAAAGAAGGAATGCAAGTAAAACAATCAGATGGCGCTGCAGAATTTAGAACATTGGCAGCTGTAGATTTTAGTTCTTCATCTTCTTTCGATCCTACTACGGTTACTATATATGAAAGTGATGATTCTACAAGTTCTCCTACATATTATTTATTAGAAAAAAAAGTAAAAGCTGTTTCCGGAAAACTTAATACTACAACTTTTTCTTTTACTACACCAAAACCATATGATAAGGTTATAATAAACGAGGAAAATATTGCAGAAATTGTATCAATAACAGAATCCGATGGAGATAATTGGTATAATGTTCCATATTTAGCACAAGATACTATATTTGATAGTGTAGTAAATTTATTAGAAAATGATCCGGATACAGTACAATATCGATCATCATGTCCACATTTATTAAAATTAAGAAAAACAGCTAAAAGATTTGTTTCTAGATTTCGAAGCGATAAAACATTAGAAATACAATTTGGTGCAGGAGTTTCAGATAATCCAGATGAAGAAATAATACCAAATCCAACTAATGTAGGAGATGGATTAGCAGGATTTAGAAAAAATGTCGATGTCGATATAGATCCTTCGAATTTTTTATATACAAGAGCGTATGGACAAGCTCCTTCGAATACTACCTTAACTATAAAATATACTACTAGTAATGGAGTCATTGATAATGTTTCTGCAGGGGTACTCACAGAAATTACTTCTGTTGAATATGATGATGATGCTAATTCAACTGCTAGTACAGCAATGATGAATTTTGTAAAATCTAGTTTAGCTGCAAATAATTTAAAACCAGCAGCTGGTGCTAAAACTGCAGATACATTACAAGATATAAAAAATAATGCTATAGCAAATTTTGCTACACAAAATCGAAATGTAACTAAAGAAGACTATATTATTCGGTGTTATTCAATGCCGGAAAGATTTGGTAGTATAGCTAAAGCTTATATAGTTCCAGATGATCAATTATTACAAACAGATTTTTTAGAAACAAGAATTGCAAATCCTTTAGCAATGAATTTATATGTATTGGGGTTTGATTCATCTAAAAATTTAACTACTAGTAATGATGCTATTAAAAATAATCTTAAAACGTATTTAGACTATTATAGAATATTAACGGATGCAATTAATATAAAAGATGCTTTTATAATTAATATTGGAGTAGAGTTTGAAATAACAGTTCGATCGAATTATAATAGTAATGAAGTATTAATTGAATGTATTAACAAATTGCGGGAATATTTCAATATCGATAGATGGCAAATTAATCAACCTATTATAAAAACAGAAATATTGAATACCATTGCAAATGTTACAGGCGTTCAGTCAGTAATAGGAGTTAAATTTAATAATTTATATAAAACTAGTTTAAATTATTCTGGAAATGTATATGATTTAGAAACAGCTACTAGAAATGGAATTGTTTATCCATCATTAGATCCTAGTATATTTGAAGTTAAATTTCCTAATCAAGATATAAAAGGACGAGTAGTATCAAATTAAAGAAATGAAATAAATTATGGCAAAAAAATTATCAAAATCTGGGATTGTAACTTCACAAACAGTACAATCTTGGCACGTATCACAAAGTATCGATGCTTTAACTGGTACAGAGGCTTATGATATAACTCTATCAGGTTCATTAAATATAACAGGAAGTGTATTAGTAGGGGTACCACCAGATCTGGTTGCATTAGGCACGCCGGGTATAGAAGTATCAGAATCTATAGTTATCCATCAAAATAGTGGTGACTCTGGTTTATTTTGGACTGATTATAATGATCCAGGACAGGCGCAATTCGGAATTCAATATTCAGGAAATGGATTAAATTTTTGGACTCCACATCTAAGTGATCATGGCTTGAAGAATTATCTTATGTACTTTGACAGCAGTAATAACAGACTTGGAATTAATACAAATACCCCAGCTTCAGAATTAGAGGTAGTAGGTGATCTTGGAGCCCCTGGAACTATAACTGCTGCAACAGGATCATTTAGTCATATTTCAGGATCCAGTCCTTTAACAATTGAAGCTGATAATTGGTCGGTTAATGAATCCGGTAACCTTAAATTTATGCGCTATCACAATACAATAAACAATGGGGAAGAGGATATAACTATAGATTTGGGGTCTGAAGATTATGAATCATGGGTGTGGATGCGTAGTGTGATCTCGGTAGATTTAAGTACCGATTCTAGTGCACCTAATTCTATTATATTTCAATTGCCCCTAGTTGAAGCAGAATCTATGCTCGGCGCATCGATAACTTTCGTTGTCCCACATGATGCATCAACCAACGCAGGATTATGGTTTATAAAAGCAACTGGCGATGATTCTGGGG